AGGCCCCTCATGCCGAAGCCTCTTGCAGCCTCTTGCCCAGCAGTTAGTTGATCTACGCCGGTTCTAAAAGCGCTTTCTGCGTCCGTTAAAAATCTATCTTGTACACCGACAAGATCTCTAGCTCGTTGTGCTGCGGCTAACTGGTCAGCTGTTAATCCTGCAACCTCTTGCGGGACAATAACCGGTCTGCCTTCTTCGTCAAAAAAGGTGCGCTCTGCTGCACGCATGGCGCCGGGTATGAACCCGCCTTCGCCATCCAAGCCAAACAATAATTGTTGGAGAGCGGGATCTCTTGATGTGGTTGAGGTAGTTGCAGACGCCACATATGGAGCATCGCCCGCTGTTTCTTGTGCAGCAGGCAAGGCACCGATACCTGCTTGCTGTTGTCTAAAATTTCTTAATTCATCGACAGTTATGCCGTAAAAATCAGCTTCTTGTTGATCGTATTCTTCTTGTGTTAAAGGCTCAAACTCCTCTGGATCGAACCCATAAAAACTTGCGTCTAATATACCGCCTTCTTGATATTCTCTAACTGGTTGCATTCGCGTATCTCCCGAAGACATCCATCATTTGATACATTAGCTGAGTTCCACGATCTCTGCTTTCAGAACCAGATGGCACCAAAGTCAATATGCCGTTAGGCTCTTCGTTTAATTCAAATGAACCAGCTCCTCTAACCGCTTGTCCGGTCATTACAAACTCGCCGTCACTCAACATCGCTGGGATGTCGTCACTTGTTTCGGTTCCAGGTCCGTCTATGTCGCCGTTCATTCTTTGGAAATCTTCCATGGCTACGTCGCCACCTTCGGCATAAGCCATAGGCATTATCGCCCCGCCCATGGCTGCTTGTTGTACATATGGAGATGTTACAGCTTCTCTTCTTGGTCCTGCCTGTCCGCCGCTTAATGTTGGGAATCTAGGCTGTAAACCAAACTCAACAGGATTTGGTGCGGCTCTGCCCATCCTACGAGCTATCTCCGCTTCTATGTTAAATCTTCCGCCTGCATCCATCGTAGTCAATGGAGTCAACGGCACGCCCCTGTCTCTTCGAGTTTCATCCATAGCAAGCTGGCCAAGTTTTAGCGCAGCTCCACCTGCTAACCCTAAACCTGCAAGGCTACCTAGACCACCAGCCAAGCCGCCACCACCACCAGCAGCTCCCGGTAAAAGTCCACCTAAGAACCTGCTTATTGCACTACCTTGTGGCTGTGCAGCTGTTGTAGTTGTCGTCGGCGTAGTAGTTGTCGTCGGCGTAGTAGTTGTCGTCGTGGTTGCAGTGGGATCAGGCTGGAAAAACGGCTGTCCGTCTGGACCAGTGCCAAAAATGTAACCGCCAGCTTTCTTTAAGTTACCAAAAAGACCAATCTTGTCTTCTCCCGGCATAATTAATTCAGTTGCTTTTCCTAAGAATCCTTCACCCGGTAACGAAGCTAAACCGCCACCGACTGATTGTATTTTTCCTACTAATCCTTTTTTAGCAAAATCTGCTGCTGAAGTACCACCTAAGCTACCGATACCTGTAATAGCTTTACCAAATGTATATCCTGATAACCCACCTTTTAATGCTTCGCCTATGTTTTTTCCGGCTGCTAGGTTGGTTGCAGCACCTATACCAGCAGCAACCAAAGGACCAACGCCCGGAATAAAGTTAGCTAATGGACCGGCTACAGGTGCAATTTTTTTGGCTACTTTTTTGAGTGCCTTACCTATCTTTTTGAAAAAACCAAACTCTTCGAGTCCTGTCATTTGGTTTAGGCTTGCGATACCCACACCAGCTACAGCTTCTTGTGGATCAATACCAGCTTCCATGAATTTTTTTTCAATCATGGACTCTAATTCTGGATCATCTAAAAACTGTGGCGGCAAAACCACTTCGCCAGGACTAAGGTGAGCCAACACAGTATCTTCGCCTGTACCAGCCTCTTGTATCATCAAAGCTTGATCAGCTAACGGAGCTTGTGCGCCTAGTTGTAGGCGCTCGATGGTTTTTCCTAATTGTTTTTGTTCGTCTACGTCGTCACTGGCTTGCATCTCCATCATGAGCTGCTGTATACGAGCGCCCAGATCATCTTCACCAGTTTGTTGCATCATCATAAGTTCTTGGTCTGATACGGCTCCAACACCTTCAAACGCATTCATTTCATTTCCGGTAACGCCCATGGCATCCATGACCGCTTCCATTTCTTTGTTAGAAATAGCGCCTTTGTTCCTTGTGAGCATGTCCAGTGTTGCGCCTAAAGCCATATCTGTTGGCCTAGCACCACCTAAATTTTGTTGAATCATATCCATATCTCTGTTGGATATTGATCCCTTAAGAGGGCTTAAAGCCATCATTTCTTGGTCAGAAACCGCACCAGCTCCCGCAAATTGGTTAATTCGATCTAAAAGTTCTGGTGATATTGTGTTCTCTGCCATAATATTAACTTGTCGTGACGGTTACACTGCCAACGCTCAAAGTGCCTCCCAATCCTGTTACATATGTTTGATGCTCATATAAATTCCTAAATTCCGTGCCATCAAACGCTTGATGGACTTCCACGGTGCTATTAAATATTATAGCACCAGTAGCGAATTGTAACGCAGAAATTTCTGAAGCGTTGAAAACCGGCGTTTTATCCACATCTTTAGCGCCTAGATTGATCTCTAAGATCCTAACCAAACGATTAAACGTATCGGCACTAACCTCGCCGTCCATAGCAAGAGGCAAGCGAGTCTCAAGAATTTTTGCCATTAGCCTCGACGCCCGGAGGGTTGTATGTCTAGCCTAGTGTCACCGACTCTAAATTTGTAATCTTTTTTGTTTGCTTCAACGCTGTTGTCATCGTCACTTTCAAACCGCAGAACCACCTGTCTGGTTCTTGTGCGCAAATTTGTAAAACGAGTGGATGTAGTAATTTGACTAGTGCTGTCTGTAGACAGTGTGTCATTGTTGTAATCTCTTCTTTTCACAACAATGTTCATCGCTGGTGTATTTGAAACGCCAGTTGTAGTTGAAAATTTTATATCAGGTATAAGCTTTTTGACGAACATAAAGTTTTCGCCGTCCGCAAGATCAATGTCTGCTGACTCAATAAACACGTCAGCCATCGCGCTGTCATCATCGTTAAAACCAGATTCATGCAAATAGATAACACCTGAACCTGAAGCTTTGCCAGCTGCTAGTGGTTTGTCTTCGATACCTGCATCTAGCCAGCTGTATCTAACCAGCTTGCCAATACTCCAAGTTGATTCTTCGTAGTTGTAAATCACGTAGCGCGAAATCTCATCCGTGCCGTCTTCTTCTGACACATACCAAAACCAGACTTCAGAGTGTTCAGCGTGCAGTGATGCGTAACATTTGAAAGCTTGAGTAAGATTGAGATCTGAAAACACATAATCTTGTACACTACACGGTAGTTTTTTTACGGCACCGTTATAGTAGTAAAAGCCGTTTTTGCTCATAAAAAACACACCAACAGGACTATTGACTGCTGCTTTCGGAGCGATAAGTCCAGCACCCTCGTTTATGAGATTGAGAGCAAAAGTAAGTGGTGGTCCGATAAACGTCATTGAGTAAAGGCTGGTGTCGGTCCAAATCAAGGTTTCTTGTCTTGATTTCAAACCGCCTACAATCAGTGATCCAGATGACAGCCTTACGGATCCAGCTGTATTAGTGGCTGTCGGATTGAAGTCTAGTTCGTTTTCTGTGTCTGAGAAGGCAACTAACATAGGGTCGATAACGCCTGTTCTGTTGCCGCTACTGCTGTCAATAGGATCAGCGCCAAGCACGATCAAATGACGATCTACTTCACTGGTTATCACTTGTAGCCCCAAAGTAGGCACTTTGCTTGCACCGGAAATCCCTTGTAGCTCTAACGCCCTGGTGGATAATCCATCGTTTTCAACCCACCTGAATATGCCTCCACCTCTTGGGTTTATGATTAAGTTTTCACCAAAATTGTCATGCGTCCAAAGTCTGAGCTGGCCCTCAGCTGTTATGGCAGACGAAGAACCCCAAGTGCCAGCGCCCCATGTACCAACACCCCATCCAGTGCTAGGCACATAAACGTCCAAACCTGTATTGATTTGATAGTTTCCAACAACGCTACTACCGCCATTGCCGCTATCACTTGAGTTTGCCGTCACCTCTGCACCGCTGGTATCTTTAGCAGTGACCGTGTAAGTGTTAGTCCCGGTAACCAAAAGTATTTGATACTCTTGATTAATGACTGTCGCCGTTACGTTACCACCCAAAGAAGCAGCGCCTGAGAAAGTTACAAAATCGCCCGTAGCTGCGCCGTGTGAGGCGTCAGTTACGGTCAGGGTAGAGGATCCATTAGTTGCGCTAAATGTAACGTCTCCGGCGCTTGTTGTAAGTCTTATGGGGGTTATATCGTTGTAGGCTTCACCCTCTTCGATATAGTATTTTAGATGCGTGCCGATACCCAAGTATCGCGCTCCGCCAAGGGAGATCCAGCTGTGTAAAGCCCTGCCGGATCCTAAATAGGTGTTGCTATCGGATTGTTTTTCCCAGCCACCAATTTTTTCTGGCCTGCCTTTTCTAAACCGAATAAGGTTGCCGTCTACCCATCCGTTTTCGTTTGAGTAATCGGTTTCCTCTTTATTGATACCCGGTCTAAAATTTAATGTTGTTAGTGGCATACAAAAATTTTACCACAAAAGATTAAATTCTAAGCCAATCGTATAATCGCAGCTGTTGCATTCGCAGCCGGGAACACAATTGTAAAATTACCTGCGGTACTGGTTTTGTCACCACCAAAGTCAATGACAGCTACAGCTTTGTCAGATTGCGTGTCATTGTAAATCATGCATCCTCTTGCTGTAACCGTAGCAGTTCCAAACGTAAGATCCGCAAAATCACATAGGGCTGTAGTGCCGGATGTTGTTGGCGTGACTGACGTTAAAGTGGCTCCGCCACTGGTGTAGTTTGTACCTGATGCCTGCCCGGTTGTCGTAAAAGCTGTCGTAGTGGCGCCCAAAGTAGCCGAGCTAGTGTACAAAGCAAGCTTAAAAGAATTACCGGAGCTGGCAGTAAAATTATGTGTACCGACAAGCAGCTCTTGCTTAAAACTTGTTGGTATAGCGCTTGATATTGCCATAACTATAACTCCTTAATTATCTTCGCCATGTCATGATGACCTTGACTTGTCAATAAGTTTACCATAGTTGTCCGATCTGAGGTAATTGCGTTCTTAATTCCGTACAACACTATCGTATAGATATAATTTTGAAAAGCTTCAGCTTGCTGCCTAACGTGCGGTGGTGCTTCCGCTGAAATGTCACAAATCTTCTTTGTTATTTGCTCTGCCCAAAACTCAGGGTCATGGCCTTTATTTTGTGTGGTTTCAACCATCACGCTGCCTAGTTCTAAAAAGCTATCCTTGCCCATGTCAGCCACGGTAAGGCTCCGGCGATAAAACAGGCTCTGGAACCTTAGCTCCAGCCTTTTTCATTTCTTTTTCGATCTGCGAGTTTCCGCAAACTATCCAGCCAGAGTCATGATTGACTGCGACTACAGGGTCCCCTAATCGGTGAAAACCGTATATGCGCTCTTCTAACGGCACGTTTTGATCGAGCAAACCAGATCTATGAGATACCCCGATTTCAATGTTTGCTTCCATACATTTAGCCAGCCAAAACTCTACACACGCCCTGCCAGCTTCTGCAAAATGCAAATTGTGTTGATAGCTATAATCGACGCCAAAAAGATCGATCCTCGCTACTTTGTTCCAGTAGGCGAATGCTATTGTCATCGGTATGGTGTTGTTGAGGTATGCGCATTTAGTATCCTGCACCACCTCTTTTATAGGATATACGACAGCTGATGGCACACGCTCATCAAGCTCGCAGGTGTAGCAAGGTATATCACACTCTGGCAAAAACTTTTTCATCACATCGGTTTGCGCTCCCGCATCATCGGTATCAAAAAACCGACTGGCGGGGTCCAACATGAACATACGATCTGATTTATAGACAGCGGCTGCGGAGTTGACGGTCCAGACTTCATCCCATTGCATGCTGTTTTCTGCACCGATGGCATAATCTACTTGGGAGTTGCCCAGGGCAACAATCGCTACGTGAGCGCCCTGAAGCGACTCAATTTTTGGCATTAATTTACTCCTGTTCTCAGGAGGTCGTAACGATATTCGTCTCTGGTTGCACGCCCCTCGCTGAAAGTCTTCATTCTAGCAATGGCTTCTTTGAAACGCTGTTCCAATGTCGCTATGACATCGGGTTGCTCTTTAAGAAACACTGCCGCCTCTGCGAGAGAACCATAAAGAAGTGCGTCAGGGTAGTCTGTGGATAGTAATGTAGTGCCACTTTCTGCACCGGACGTTAGGGACGCCGGTTTATGCAGATAGTGGATTTCTACGTCGTAGTTTGCATCAGGCACTGGAGCAAGCTCAAATGCCGTATCATCAAACAATGAATAGTATCTAGGCCTACCAGTTGTGGTTGTATTAGGCGCAAACTCTTTAATAAAAGAGGTGTGCTTAAAATCTAAATAGTGGTAGGTGTTTGCAGATATAATCGCCACACTAAACGGCGCGTAAAAGTCAGAGGGCGTGGCTAAAAATCTATTGCTAGAAGTTACCTGGCCCGTGACGTTCTTACGCTGTTTTGGTAGCTCAACAAGCTTGAATATACGTTGTTCTGACTCTTGAATAAAAGTGGGCAGATTGTTAACAAATGTAGTCTCTGTACACTCTAAGTAGTCTTGTATTGCAGTTTTTAATGTCGCTAACGTAAAACTCATGATGTCGTTATGGTTACCTCGCCAACACTTACAGTAAGCTCGTAAGTGTCAAGTTTAGTGCCAAGTATACCTT